TTCAGATGGCGGTAGTCGATTGGTTGTTTGATCAGATTAAAGCTGGGAGCTTTAATCCGTACGGTAACGGACAAACGACAAAAGCTTTCCCATTCGTTGTTCTTGGCGAGTGGCGGAAGAAGCCTGTTTTCTGGTTGCACATGAAGCCAGATCGAATAGTTAGGGTATCACTTCGCCAGAAAGTGTACTCAGGACTATGGAGGTTGCATCAACGTGATGCAGACTTCAAATTGTACAATGATTGTACAAAGCAACGGTTTCATGGCTTACACTACGGAAAAGCTGTAAGTCATATAAATGCGTTGCTCGATCATTTGTCACCTGCTTGTATTTTTCAAATCAATCAACACGAGGGTGACGGACTCTGGTATATTAATCGTGTTGAACGCTCCAAAATCGATGCGATTTTGGAGAAGAGAGAGGAAGAGTTGAAGACAGGGAGCTTCAACCCTTATGGTAATGGTCAATTCGCGGAACGTCTTAAGGAAGACTTCCACAGCAGACAATCGCGTCGGTCCCATGAACGGAAGCTAGTTAAACTAGAGATACAGTGGGACAAGTTATGTGATGACTATCCTACCTGTGATTACGGTAAAAGTTTGCCTACCGCTCTACGGATCTTCGTAGAACGGTTACATGAGCTGGAGTATACGACGACTTCAGGACTCAGCCTGCCCATTGCAGTGGTGCAGCGCGCTTTACGTAATTATGTGGATGGTTATGGTTTAACTCACGCCCGAAAACTGGAGAGACTTGTTTCTTCAGCAATAGACTTAGCACTAGATCCTTTGGATCTCGTAGTGACAACAGGTGACCCGGAACCCGGTCGCCCGTTGCGTGCTCTATTGATTAAGGCGTACAAGCACTTCGGAAAGAGCTTTCATGCTGGTGTATCTGGAAAACTTATGCATCATTACCTCACCGCGTCACACGCACTCGATCCTATTTTTAATTCACAGATGTTAAAAGCAGCTGAAAATTTGGAGAAGATAACAGACCCCGCGCACATGTCAGACATGGCAGCGGAGGTGTTATCTTCCCCGAAAGTTTCAGCAGCTGTTGCAGCTGTGGTTAATACGGTTCCATCTGAAAAGATGGGACAAGAGTTTGGTAAAGGTATTGGCAAGTCCATAGCCGATACTTTGCGAACTCTTATGCACGAAGCATCTGAACAGGTTACCCAGTTCTTTGGGAAAGCCGTTGGATGGATGAAGGATCATCTCGTCTGGATTATTGCAGTAATCTCGGCGGTTCTTATTTTTGGCGCAGTCACAACGTGCATGATTTGGAGATACCTGTTCCCGGGTGTCCCTGAAGTCGTGTACCAATCACAATCATTTTCTGATGTTTTTGTTACAGGTTGGGGTCGTAAATTGGCTACTTGGATTTACGGTATCGACCTTCCTGAAACCTTCAACGCAGCTGGAAAGTTTGCGGTAGGGTTTAAAAATATCAAAGAATTTTGTAGTTCTGTTTCATCATCATTAGCTAAACTTGTTGATTATGTCAGTGAGTGTTGTACAGGAATTCCTTTCTTTTCGCAGACCCGAATAGCGAAAGAATTGATTTCCACACACACTGATTTTATTAACATGACTACTGATGCAGATTTTACTAGGCTTAGTACAGACATAGAATTCGCAAAGTCCTTTTGCGTGTGCTATGAGAAACTTAGGAAAAATTATGCATCAATCACATCATGTATTTCTGATGTGAATATGAAACAGAATCTACAATCCTCGTTGATAAGAGGTCTCTTATTTTATCAACGAGCACAATACACAATAGGTTGTAAAATACGTAGTAAACCTTCTAGTGTTCATCTTGTAGGTATCCCTGATCAAGGGAAATCCGAACTCATGAATTTGTTGGCTGGTTATGTTTACCACTTACTAGGTAAGGGTAAACTAACAAATGCTAATAGATATGAGCGAAAACAAGATGATCAATTTTGGTCAGGGTATGCCAGTCAGGAGATTACGACTATGGATGATATATTGCAGACGAGTGATCCTGTAGCGCGTGGGCGCCAGGTACTCGAATACATTTATATGATCAATACAGCATCGTATCCTCTTAATATGGCAGATCTTGGCGCAAAAGGTATTACGTACTTTCAGTCAAATCTCATTATTACAACCTCAAATCTGGATCAGCCCAATAAGTATACAGATTTGTGCATAAAAACGCCTCTTGCGTTCTTCAGGAGAATGAAGTTTTGGGTAATCGTCCGGCTCAAAGACGGTTGTGAACGACCTCCATCAGTTAGTCTTGAACATAGGCATAATT